CTGTCGGCCAGATCGCTGCAACTGCTGCGACCGACGATTCGACTGGAAGGCTCCGAGCTGTGGTTCGGCTGGAATCCGCGCAGGAAGTCAGACGCGGTTGACGCACTGTTGCGTGGCGAGATGCTGCCGACTGGTGCCGCTGTCGTCAAAGCAAACTGGCGGGACAACCCGAAATTTCCGGCGGTGCTTGAGCAAGAGCGCCAGGACTGTTTGCGGCTTCAGCCAGAGCAATACGAGCATGTTTGGGAAGGTGGCTACGCAACCGTTTTGGAAGGCGCGTACTACGCCGCATCGCTTGCGCTTGCAAAGCAGGAAGGCCGCATCGGCCGCGTTGCTGCGGATCCGCTGCTTACCTTGCGAGCATTCGCCGACATTGGCGGCACTGGCGCTCGAGCGGACGCATTCACGATCTGGATAGCGCAGTTTGTTGGACGCGAGATCAGAGTGCTGGACTACTACGAAGCGCAGGGCCAGCCGCTTGCCACGCACCTAGCGTGGATGCGTAGCAAGGGCTATACGCATGACCGCTGTCAATGGTGGCTGCCGCACGACGGTGACACGCAGGACAAGGTGTTTGACGTTAGCTATGCGTCTGCGCTGAAAGACGCGCTCTACAAGGTCACGGTTGTGCCAAACCAAGGCAAGGGCGCTGCAAAGGCCCGCATTGAAGCCGCACGCCGCTTGTTTCCGAGCATCTGGTTCAACGACGTGCCGACCGAGCCGGGGCGCGATGCGTTGGGCTGGTATCACGAGAAAAAAGACGAGTCGCGAAACATCGGGCTAGGCCCGGATCACGATTGGTCAAGTCACGGTGCTGACGCCTTTGGGCTGATGTGCGTGGCCTACGAAGAACCCATAGTTAAGCGCAAAACAGAGCGCGATTTATCTATTTCTTGGATGAGCTAATGTCGGACAAAGACACCATTGCGGATGCGCGGGAGCGATTCAAGCTCTCGCACGACGCAGAGTCCGAAAACCGCGACTCAGCCTTGGAAGACCTAAAATTCGCACGACTGGGCGAGCAGTGGCCCGAAGACGCATTGCGCCAGCGCCGCTCAGAAGGTCGCCCGTGTCTGACGATCAACCGTATGCCCGCATTTGCTCGGCAGATTGTCAACGATGCGCGGATGAACAAGCCCGCGATTCGGGTGCGTCCTGCTGACAGCCAGGCAGACATCAAAACGGCTGAGATTTATAACGGCCTGATTCGCAATATTGAGCAGTCCAGCAACGCCGACATTGCCTACGACACGGCGCTGGAATCGGCTGTATACGGCGGCATCGGCTACTTCCGAATCAAAACCGATTACGCACACGACGACACATTTGATCTAGACATCTGCATCGAGCGCGTTGCCAATCCTTTCACCGTCTACGGCGACCCGGCATCGCAAACCGCAGACGCATCGGACTGGCGCTTCGGTTTCGTCACCGACATGCTGCCGGTCAGCGAGTTCAAGGCCCGCTACAAAGGCGCGAAACAGCAGGACTGGTCAGCGGACGGCGACGACAAAGACGAGATGTGGGGCAACGAAGACTCTGTGCGCGTTGCAGAGTATTGGGAGCGCGACGAAACAACGCGGCCCATCGTGCAGCTGTCGTCTGGCATCGTGCTGACTGCCACGCAGTACCAAGCCAATCGCCAGTTATTCGATGCGCAAGGCTTGGTCGTGACGGGCGAGCGTGACGCACGCGCCTACAAGGTCGTGCAGCGGATTATGACCGGCGCTGAAGTGCTGGAGACGACCGAGTGGGCAGGCCAGTACATCCCAATCTGTCCGGTGTACGGCGACGAAGTAAACATCGAGGGCAAGCGGCATTTCCGCTCCATGATCCGCGACGTGCGGGATGCGCAGCGCATGTATAACTTCTGGCGCACCAGCACCGCCGAGCTTGTGGCGCTTGCGCCGAAGGCACCGTTTATCGCACCGCGTGGCGCATTCGATGGCGATCCTAACTGGAAAACGGCTAACACCAAGTCGCACCCGTATCTTGAATACGAAGGCGGCATCCCACCGCAGCGCCAGCCGTTTGCAGGCGTGCCCGCTGGAGCGTTGCAAGAGGCGCTCAACAGCTCGGACGACATGAAGGCGATACTCGGGATTTACGACGCATCGCTCGGCGCTCGCAGCAACGAGACATCGGGCCGCGCCATCCTTGCAAGGCAGCGTGAGGGCGACGTAAGCACCTTTCACTTCATCGACAACCTGTCGCGGGCTATCAAGTACGCCGGGCGCGTGCTGATCGATCTGATCCCGGCGGTGTACGACAAGCCCCGCATGGTGCGTGTGCTAGGCGAAGACGGCACACCGAAAAATGTCAACGTCAACAGCCCGCAACCGGATCCGCACGGCAACGTCTACGAGCTGGCTCGCGGCAAGTACGACCTGGTGGTCGAAGCAGGCCCGTCGTTTAGCACTAAGCGCGATGAGATGAGCCAATTCCTGATGGAATTTATGCGGACATCGCCGCAGGCTGGGCCGTTGATCATGGACATGGTTGCCAAGGCAATGGACTTCCCGGAGTCCGACAAGATCGCCCGCCGGTTCCAGGCGCTGCTGCCGCCGCAGATCCAGAAGATGGAAGCTGAAGGCGAAGACGGCGCAAACCCGGACGCGCTGATGGCGCAGTTGATGCAAGCGCAGACGCAGATCCAGCAGATGGGCCAGGCATTGCAGCAGGCCCAAGGCGAGCAGCAGGCCGCGATGGCAAAGGTGCAGCTCGAGCAGGAGAAGGCTCAGGCGCAAGTGGCGCTTGAGCGCGACAAGGCACAGGCGCAGATCCAACTCGAGCGCGAGAAGGCTCAGGCCGAGTACGAGCTAAAACGCGCACAGGTGACCGGCGACATGCAGCTAAAGCGGCTGGACATGCGTCAGAAAGCCGCGATTGACGGACGCGAGATCAAGCACCGCGCCGAGTCCGAAGGCGCTGCGTCCAAGGCTCACAGCGAAAGCCGCGAGATGACGCAGGCGGTCATGCAAGCGATGGCGACGATGAATCAGCAGCAACTCGCAGCACTGCAAGCACTCATTGCATCCACGAACGCGCCGAAAGAATTGGTGCGCGACCCGGCGACAGGTAAGGCCATCGGCGTGCGTCCGATCCAAACTTCTACAGAGACTGAGTAACCATGCCTGATTTCAAAATTCCCAGTGGCAACGGCATCAATGCCGTCAAGTTCCTGCAAGACATGGGTGATGGCACCCACGCCGAGCTTGTTGCCACCGCAAACGACCGGAGATTTAACGACGTTGTTGGTCGCCAGAAAATTTCGCGCCACCAAAACGTGTACGACGCGGACTTTGAATACAGTGCGCAGTCAGTCCGATGGGAGTCGCTGGCAATCAACGGCGGGACAATTACCCATCTGCCGGCGCAGGGCGGTGTGCAAATGGTTGTGCCGACAACTAACGGCGCAATCGCGATTCGCCAGTCGCGCCCGTATCTGCGCTACCAACCCGGCAAGACAATGATGATGTCCACCGCCGCGCTGTTTGGCCCGGCGGTGGCAAACAACTTGCAGCGCATCGGGATTTTCGACGACTCCAACGGCTGTTTTTTTGAGCAGGGTGACGCAACAGTTGCAAACCCGACTGGTATGAGCTGTGTTGTGCGCAGCGACTCCGGCGGCACGATCACTGAAGTGCGGACCCCGCTGAATCAGTGGAATGGCGATCAGGCGTTTATCCAGTCCATTGATTGGACGCGAATCCAAATGCCGACCATTGAATACGCCTGGTACGGCGCTGGCCTAGTGCGCTTTGGCGCAATGGTTGGCGGTCAGCCGCGCATCTTCCACGAAGTTGCATTCGGCAACCGCCCAAACCAGACCGTGGCATGGTCCAGGACCGGCAACCTGCCAGTGCGCTACGAGCTGCGCAACGTCGGCACGCTTTCGGGCAGCACATCGCTGATCCACTACGGCGTGTCGGTAATTGTCGAAGGCGGCATCGACGACCAGCGCGGATTCACGTACTCGTATGGGATGGCCCCGACTGCGCCGCGTCGAAACGTTGCCCTAAGCACCACGCGCTTTCCGGTGTTGAGCGTGCGTGGCCGCGTCATGGGCACGCAAGAGTACACGCAGGCGTCGTCGGCCATCAGCGCAGTGTCGGCAACGTCGATCACCGCCACCGGCACACCTTGGACTGTTGACCAGTGGCGCGGGCGTTTTGTGGCTTACGGCGCTGCTGGCGCTATCCCGACCATTGCTCGGATTACCAGCAACACCACCAGCGCCCTGACGATTGCGGACATGATCACTGGCGGCACGCCCGCCACCGCTCCGGTTGTTGGCAACAACTACGTCATCGGACTGGTCAATCGCGGGCAGTTTGTGCCCCGGCAGTTGCTGATTTCGTCCGACTCGATCTGCACGGTCGAGATCATCGCTTCCACGCCAGCGTCACCGATTGTGCTGACGACCCCAACATGGGCGCAGCTCGCAAACCTTGGATCGGCTGGAAGTTTTGCGGAGCGCGATGTCTCCTCGACATCAATGTCGGG